GTTTTGGAGGGTATTGGTAAACATTATCATTATCAGCCTAAGAACGACCAAACGTTTTACGAAGAAATAGTAATATTTGGATGCAAGGCAATAAGCAGGAGAAAAGATAGGCTGGGAGAATTGTTTGACGGGCATGGTACAAATACTTCAAACCCCGTCGTGACATATAATAGAGCATACGTTATTAATTGTTATGCGGAAAATCTATTGTATGCGTCAGATTCCCCAAATGTATCTAATACATACATAAAAAACATAACATTAAATAATTGTGCGTCAATAGCTGTATATCGAAATAATACAATAATTGATGGAGTGTTTGGAACATTAAATCCAATTTCTAAAACGCCGATTATAACACCACCAACAAAAAACCAAAATGGGAAATTAAAAAATACTCATTTAAAGGTAATATCTGAAAAAGGAGGAGTATATCTAATGTACGATGTAGGATATAATAAACAATATGGTTATTTGACTTTTGACAATGTATCTATATTGATTTATAAAGAAAGTGAAGATGAGAGTACTAATGAATTAGCAACCACATTTTCGTTTTGGAATGGAAATTCCAATTTCTATTTCAGTAATTGTACATTTGCTTGTAAACATAAAAGCGGTGCAGTTGAAAAGTTTGCAAGAGATACTGATAATGTTACAGATTTCTCTAATATTAATTTTAAAAACGTTGTAATAGCAGGTATAGAAAACAATAAAGATATTATTAACGACAATATACAATGGTTAAATAACGTAGATGATTTATTTACAATAGGAAATCAATTAAGATTAATGTATATATCGGATGGGGAAATTAAAGCATTAAGTATGTAGTATATATGGAAAGAATTATGAATTGGGAGCAATGGCGTATAATCGCCATTTCCACGGTTAGCCCGTTATTTGGGTATTTAACCCCGACAAAGGGTTTTGTTTATGCGTTAGTAGTAATGTTTGCGTTCAATATTTGGGCGGGAATGAGGGCGGACGGCGTGGCGATTGTGCGATGCAAAAACTTTTCGTTCCGGAAGTTTAAAAACGCATTGTGCGAATTTCTGTTGTATCTGTTTATCGTGGAGGCGATTTTTGTAATAATGAAAAATTGCGGCGATGAAAATGCGGCGGTTATCGTGGTAAAATCACTAACATACGTGTTTATGTATGTGTATTTGCAAAATGCGTTCCGCAATCTGATTATTGCGTACCCCCGGAATTTGGCATTACGTATTATTTACCATGTTATCCGTTTGGAGTTTACAATGGCTTTGCCGTCGCATTTGCAACCGATAATTGACAGATTGGAAAAAGAATTTGGGAACGACCCCGACAAAAACAATAAAAAGAAAGGAGAAAACGAAAATGAGTAAAGTAATTATTCTTGATGGAGGTCACGGCGTGGATTGTGCCGGGAAACGTTCCCCCATTTGGGGGGACGGTTCCCAATTGTTTGAATGGGAGTTTAACCGTGACATTGTACGCCGTATTGCGGCGATGTTAAAAGCCGATGGCGTAAAGTTTGAAATTTTGGTACCGGAGGACAACGACGTATCATTACCGGAACGTTGCCGACGTGCAAACGTTATCCATGCAGATTGCGGCAACAACGCCGTTTTGTTTAGCGTTCACGGGAACGCCGGAGGCGGCACCGGGTGGGAATGTTATACAAGCGTAGGACAAACGAAAGCGGATGCAATCGCAACCGTTCTTTGCGAAGAAGCGGAAAAGGAGTTTGCCCCGGACGGTTGGAAAATGCGTTTCGATTATATAGACGGCGACCCGGACAAAGAAAGCCAATTTTATATACTGAAACATACGGTTTGCCCGGCGGTATTATCCGAAAACTTTTTCATGGACACGGAGAAAGATTGCCGTTTTATGATGACGGACGCAGGGCGTGAGCGTATCGCCAAAGTACATTACAATACAATAAAACGTATCTTATGAAAAAATATCTAATAATAGCGGCAATAGCTTTGGCGGTTGCCGCCGTTGTCACTATATGGGTGCAACGTTCCCGGATTAATACGTTGACCGGGGAAAGGGACAAATACAGAACCAACACGGAAACGTTATTGCAGGAAGTTTCCCGGTACCAAACGAAAGATAGTTTGAACGCCGCCAAAGTTGGGGTTTTGGAACTGAAATTGTCAGAGTTTGAAAAATACCGGGCGAGCGATGCGGAGTTGATAAAGACGTTGCAGACAAAGAACCGGGAGTTGGAACGGGTTACAACAACCCAAATGGAAACAATCAACGAATTGCGGGCAACCGTCCGGGATAGTGTTGTATATTTGCCCGGCGATACGGTTACGACCGTTTTACGATGCGTCGATATTGTCGAACCGTATTTTGAGTTGCACGGATGCGCCACGCCGGACGGACAATTTACCGGGACGCATATAAACCGGGATAGTCTGTTGATTGTCGAAACGGTGCAATACAAACGTTGGTTAGGTTTTTTATGGAAAACAAAGAAAATCAAAAATCGGCAAATTGATGTTGTAAGCAAGAACCCGGCAACAAAAATATTGGGCGTTGAGTTCGTAACCATAGAAAAGTAACTTTTATTGTTCATAATACCGGGAAACGGGGATTGTAACCAAGCGTTGCAACCCCGTTTTTGTTTTTGCCCGTTTTTAGCCCCGTATTTCGATTATTTTGTTTGAATGGATAAAGTACCCACCCCGGCAAATAAAGTGGCTTAAAATGAAAATTCGCCAAAAATAACTTTGCAGGGAGCCAAAAGAACCTTTTTTTATCCGCAAATCGAAAATAAAAGAAAATTCTTTTGGTAGTTAAAATAAAATGCCTTATCTTTGTGCCATGTTAATAAAACAACCGGGCGTTTTCCCGGCAACAAAAAGAGCGATACAATGAAGCCCGAAGATATTTACAACGGTTTGGAATATACAACAAAAGAGATTAACCGTACTTTCAAAATCAAAGTAAACGGATTGTTCAACGGCAAAAAGATTAACACGTTGGTTGGCGTTTCCGGTTTGATTAAGTTAGTAGGCGTTGAAATGGCGAACAAATTATTGCTCCGTGCTTTCCGTTGTGTCAAAGACGCCGAACATTGTAAGTTGCGCCGGGGTTTGAAAATATCCTTTTATTATTACTAATCCGACCGGGCGGGTTCCCGGAACCAAATACAAATTCGTATGAGTTCAGAAAAAAGAAACAAATTAAGTGAGATTTTCAAATTGGCGTGGCAATTCGTAAAACGCAATGGTTACAAACTTTCAGAGGCTTTAAAATGTGCATGGTTAAAAATGAAGCTAAAAGCCGAAATGAAAAAGCGAATAGTAAAATTCTATTTTCAGAAAATAGACGGTTCATTGCGTGAGGCATACGGAACCACAAACCCGGAAACAATTCCGGCAACAACCGGAACCCGGAAACCCGCCGACACGGTACAAACGTATTTCGATACAGAAAAGCAGGAATACAGATGTTTCAAAAAAGCTAATTTAATTCGTATTGCATAACCAACGCCGGGGAGTTCCCCGGCATAATTATAAATATTATGAGATTTGCATTAAGAAAGCAGGATAAAATAAAAGAAGTATTGGGAAATGAATATTTGGAAAACAATATTCTGCAAAGCCTAAATAAATACTTTGAAAACAGCGACAACGACCGGATATATTCAGACATTGAACCGGACGGGTACGTTACGGATTACGGCAACAAATACCCATTGTTGAGGATAAACGACGTTGCAAACAGCGACGCAATGTTAGAATTTGCCGTTATGGGGCAAATGTACGATGTATTGAATTTGTCTTATGTTGGTAGAATGAAAGGTTGATTTATGATTAAAAGTAATGAGGAATACCAAGCAATATTACAACAATATGGTACAAATTGGAGGGGCAAAATACCATTGTGTGCAACGTGCGCATATATTGGCGGATATTGCCTAAAACATTTGAGATATTACCGTTGTAAAGACTATATAAAAGACAAAGAAATTGAAGAATGGGAAAGATTAAACGTAAATGCGACAACTGCGGAAAAGAATACACAGCAGACACACGAAATTTAAAACGTGGTTGGGGGTTATGTTGCTGCAAAAGTTGCGCCGCCGAAAAGAGAGAAAAAAGCAAACCCGGATATAACCCAAAACGGGTTGCAATAAATAACGTCCGGCGTCAATGTTGGACGGATTACCGAGAAACGGAGCGTTACCCGTTTAGTTATGATGGGGCGGATTTCGACCAATGGGGCGATTGCGATTTTGGAATACATGAATAAAAATATTGACGTGATGGAAAGCATAATAATAAAAGAAATTGAAATGATGTTGGAACTACCTTTGCACGAAAGACAAAAAGCGTATTTCCAAGACTTATTAAACGCCGCAAAGCCCGTTAAAATAGTTCCGGCGGCTGATGTATTGGAGGATTACGAATTGGAATATATACAGCATGTAATTAAGCCGCGGCCTAAACAATGTTATCGAAATTCCCATTTACTTTGCGAGGTGTTCCCGGAACGGATTCTTTATTGTGAGGGAAAAACAAACGTCCCAATACCGATTGACCATGCGTTTAACAAGGTCGGCGACGCATATATTGACATAACATTTGAATTTGCGTTGCATGAAAACCCGTCAATATATGAGTACGTAACATTTGGCGAGTACGACGCAAAGACCATACGAAAAGCAGTATTGGAAACCGGATATTACGGCGAAATTTACAAATGGTTGTATTATCAGAGTAAGAAATAAAAAGCCCCCCGGCGTCATAAATCAATATGCACCGGGGGAATTTTACGCAGTAACCGAGAGCGATATTTGGTTGATGCGGTACCACAAAAATATATTGTTTGCCGTAAATTGCAAAACAACCCGCAAAAATAAATTTGAAATAAAAGTATTTATTTTTGGTAATTAAAGAAATATTTGTACCTTTGCATTGAAGTTAAGCCCACGCACGGGGATAGTGCGAAATAATATGAATATCAGAAAAGACAAAGAATTGAACATTTTGGCGAAAGCATCCGGAAAGAAAGCAACAGAAGTTGAAACAATCATTGTAAACCAATTAATCCAAAAGGAAATGATACAAGACGACCCGGAATTTTGGGGATGCACTTTGTTTGATAGTATCGAACGTAACGTTCCGGCTTCTGATGTTGTCGGCATTATCAAATCAACCGGAATTTCGGTTGTACGTTCCGAACATTTGGACGCATTTCTGAATTTGGTATTGGTCGGAAAAGGAGATTGCCCGGTATGTGGCGGAGAAATGGAAGTTACCGACGCCGATTATAAATGTTGCGGCGGCGATGGATATTTAACCCCGTATGAATACGAACCGATATTTGAGGAAAAAACCTGCAAACATTGCGGGCATGTAGAGTAATAACCATAAAAATAAAACAATATGAAATTGAGAGTAAATGAAGCAATCGCCCGTTCCGAGGCGAACGGAAAAAAGGTATTGAAAAAGGATATTGCAGCCCGTTTATTTGAGGGCGCAAGCGAAAGCGCACAGCAGGTAAATATGACAAATCTTTGCAACGGGACAACCAAAAGGATTGTTCCGGAATGGGTAGTAATAATTTGCGAAATGTGCGGTTGTTCCGCCGATTATCTGTTTGGAATGGAGGATTAAAACCATGAAAAAGAAGTTTATCGAAAAAATGGAAAAGATGGTTGATGTTTTCTTTTCCGATGCGTGGCAAGCAAAGGTTTTTGCAATGATATTTAGCATTTTCGGAGTAATATGTTTTATTGCCGGATTTTGGAATTATATCCATTTTTTGTTTTCTGCAATGTGTGGATTAATGGTTTATGTATTGTTTAACGAATTAAAGAGCAAATAACATGAGAGCGAAAAAGAAACAGCCGGAAAACCCGGAAAAAAGTATTGCAAACACAATGGGTAACGCAGTAAATGCGGTTAAGAAGTTGGCGGAAGCAATGGGACAATTGCCCGCCGATAAATTCCCGGAAATAAACGATGAACAACAGATTGTCCCCGGATTGGATGCCGTCGAAATAGAACAGCCCGCCGGGGCTTTTGAAATTGTGCCGGGCATGACGGTTGAGGAAATGACAGCAATGTTTTTTGATGGTGCATTAATCGAACCGCCGTATAAAGTATGGCAGCTAAATAGCAAGGGACACCGATATTATTACAAGTTTGACGATAACGGAAACCCGGAATTTTATCCGTCAGTTACAACCATATTATCGCAGACAATGCCAAAATCGGAATTTCTGATTAAATGGATTGCCGAAAAAGGAATTGACGAGGCGGAAAGATACAAAGCAGAACGGGCGGCGTATGGTACATTCATGCACGCCCAATTTGAGGAACTTATAATTAACCGGGTTTATGATTTGGACGGACTGAAAGCCAAATTAAAAGATTATATTGATAACAACAAATTGCCAGCCGATTTCATTTATTACGCTGATGATTTCAAAAAGGACATATTGGCATTTGCGCAATTTGTTTTGGATTATGACGTTAAACCGTTAGCCGTGGAAATTGCGTTGGTACACCCCGTTCATAATTACGCCGGAATGATTGATTTACCGTGTACGATGTTATCAAAGCCCGGTTCAAAAGAATACATAAACGCAATTGTGGATTTCAAAAGCGGGCGCAAAGGATTTTACGAAGAAGCGGAAATTCAGTTGCATTTATATGCGATGATGTGGAACGAAAATTTCCCGGATATTCCGATTGACCGTGTTTTCAATTTCAGCCCGAAAGATTGGCGAAAGAAACCGACGTACAATTTGAAAGACCAAACCGACAGCCCGAACGCAAAGAAAATCCCGTATCTTTTGGAGTTGGCAGCAATTGAGGACGAAAAACGGGATAATACATTTACGGCGGTTTCCGGGGAAATATCATTGGATAACGAACCGGATTTGACAAACAATATTGTTTCGCTGACGTTGGCGGAACTTGTTAAAAGCAAAGCCCCGGCGGAAAAGAAAAAACCGGAACCGGAAAAAGCCGTTACCGTTGAGGATTTGAAGAAAGACCCGGAACCCGAACCACAGCCGGAACAGAATGTTATCAGTTGCGAAAAGTTTATTGATTTGATAAACAACGACGACGACAATTATTCATTATTCCAAACAACAGATATTGGGAACACATACGGCGTAAAATTGGTTGACGATGGCTTTAATTTAGACCAATACGGATGGTACAGCATAGCAACCAATATTTATAAATGTTCTGACGGGTTTGTTAAAGTGACCGGAGTGTTTCAAAGTTTTTCAGAAATGCAGGGTTGGTCGGATATAGACGTACATTCAGAGGCGGAAAAATTGCAGGGAAAAGAATTGCAAGCGTTTGAATTGAGAATGAAAGCGTATGAAATAGAAAATGCCACGGAACAACAGCTGGAACCCGAACCACAACCGGAACCGGAGGAAAAGAAAACCAAGACCGTAAAGAGAACCACACGAAAAACGGCAAAAACGGCGGAAAACAAGCCCGTCAAGGAAAAGAAAACCGCAAAACGTACAATTACACCAAAAAAAGAAAAAGTGGCTAAAATCGAAGAAAAACAGCCTAAAAAGCCGGAACCCGTGACAAAGAAAGATTTGTTGAATACTGAAATTGATATTTGATTATGAAAGGACGTATAAACATAAACAGACCAACCACCGGCATACAACGTGTTGTTTTGCCACGTGTGGGGTTTATCAAAGTAGGGTATAAGGAGAAAGCAACCAACGGAAAAGAATATCCAAAAAGTGTTGACTATTTTATTGCTAGTGGAAGGTATGCCGGATTGTTTACCAAAGCATACGGCGAAAAGCCGCAAACTATTCAAATAATTTTCCCGGATGATTGCCCGGAAAAGGTATGTAACGAAATGTACGAATACCGGGACGACGACGGGCGACGCATAGCATACGGCGACGGAGAAACGTTTTTTGTATGGAACGGAAAACAATATTGTCAATATAGTACAAAGGATTATCCCGATTTGATGGCGGGGGTTGCGGGAAAGCACCCCAACCGTGCCGTATTAAACGGCGGCGACGGTTGGATTGTTACGTTGACCGTAACGTTTATTATTCCTTTGGTTCGTGGGGTTGCCGGGGTTTGGCAGTTCGTAACAAAGGGTACGGCGTCAACAATTCCAAATATCCGAGACACGTTCGACGCCATGTTGCAGGAACGGGGATTTGTTAAGGGTATAGTTTGGGATATGAACGTACAATTTGCCGTCTCTCAAAAGCCCGGCGACCGTTCCCGTTATCCGGTCATTTCCATTGTTCCGAACGAAAGCGAGGAGAATTTGCGTAAAGTAACTGAAGCATTTAAGCCAATAAAATTGATAGAAGAATGAAGAAAATTATTTTGTTTTTAGTGATATCAGTAATGTGTGTAAGCGTGTATGCCCAAACTGTAGTAGAGGTTGAAACGTTGAAAGTAACAGACCTTGGGAACCAAAAATTGTGCGCTGCAAAGGTGAATGGGTGTATAGACCATTATTACATTATGCTTAAAACTAGTAATATATATCAAAAGTATATTACTGTTTACCTTGGGGATAAGGAGGAAGCTATAAGGTTACTCCGGTTTTTGTATGACTTAAATTCTAAGGGTGGAACCTATATACATCTGGAAAATAGGACTAACAACGTAGTTTCATGGAATAGATTAGGCTATTATACAGTATTCTCTGAGGGGAGGGCATTAAAAGGACATATAAGAAAGCAAAATATTAAGGGCTTTATCGCAGAATTAACCAATAATGTTTGATAATTCAAAAAAAACATCTATTTTTGCAGCATAAACAAACGACTACCACCGTTTGCAAGATATTTGCTAATATTAGCACAAAGCCCGTTCCCCGGTGTGTGGTAGCCCGGATTACGGGCTTTTTCATTCTATGAACGAAAGAAGTTATTTAATTTTAGATTTAGTACGTTCAAGGGTTTTAGATTTAAACCCAACGGAAAGCATTTTAGCGTCATGTTTCTTTGGTTTGTTGGCGCAAAATCCAATACAATACGCCGGGAAACCGTATTACATGGCAGACTATAAAAACGTATCTGTTTATTGCCCAATTTTGCCAAATAAGGTTGATACGTTAAGGCGGCTTTATAAGAATTTGGAAAATTTGGGATTGATTCAAATAATAAAGATTGACAACCACGTTTGTTTTACCCCGTCGCAAATGTTAAGAGATTGGGGAACCGTTTACAAATCCGTGGAAGCGGAAAAAAATCCCGTGGAAGCGGAAAAAAATCCCGTGGAAGCGGAAAAAAATCCCGTGGAAGCGGAAAAAAATCCGCCCTATATAAATAATATAAATAATAATATAAATAACACTATAAAGAAAGATGCTAAAGCATCTAAAGAAAATCCGGACGGATTTTCACAAGCCGATTTTTTCAACGAAGAAAAAAAAATTAAAGCAAGTATTCAATTCGGACTCACGCCCGAATTGTTAGATGTTCGAAAATCAATTATTGATAAAGTTGATAATTACTTTGCAAAACTTGTATTCCCATTTGATAGCGATGAATTTAAACGGAACTTTTATATTTTGATGTGTCAACCGAAATGGAGAACGTCGCAAAAGAGTTTTTCAGCGATACAAGCAAACTTAAATGGTTTGAGTAAATACCCGGAAGAATTTGCGCTGATTCTGATAAAAGAAAGCATTTCAAAAGGTTGGGCGGCGTTAGAATATGATTCAACCCCCGAAAAATACGAAAAATGGGAAAAAATGAAACGTTCCGTAAAGACAGAGCAGCAAAGCAGCAAAGAAATTGCGGATATGATGAAGTATTTAAACAATGATTTTGATTGATATGGGAGCTATTGAAAAAAAAGAAAATACGGCTTTAGAAATATATAATACCAAGCCCGGAACAAAAGCCATTGAAGTACGCCGTAGAATGATGCAATTGCCGGAGGTTGCCAAAGCATTAAACCCAGTTGAAAAATATGTTTTCGCAGCGTCAACAAAAACACCAATTGCGGAAATTGACGATGCAAAATTAGTTGAAAATCTTTCGTTGTTGTTTAAGCGTATAGCAATGGACGTTGGTTATATAATACCACAGAATGAAAATGATTGGAATTATATACAATCCCGGTTGTTGGATATTCTGAAACGTTATCACTCTGATATGACGTTGGCTGATATTAAGATGGCTTTTGAATTGGCGACGACCGGAGAGTTAGACGAATATTTGCCGAAAGATAAACAAGGGAATCCGGACAAAAACCATTATCAACAGTTCAACGCCGATTACTTTGCAAAGATTCTGAAAGCATACAAGCAAAAGCAGACAGATGTAATTGATAAAGCATACAAAGCTATACCGGAAAAAAACAATGAAATTTCGCCGGCGCAAATACGGCAATTTGAGATACAAAGACAATGGCGGAACCGTTATATTTTCCTTTGCTACAAATACACCGGGAAATTAATATTGGGGCTAACTGATGATATGTTTTTGTATGAATGGTTGCAAAAATGCGGGTTGGCTGATGATGTACAAGTTAAAGAGGACGACCGCAAAGAAGCGTTTGCCCGGTATATGCAGCGTGTAGCCCGTGGAATGATAAACCAATATACGGCATTTCAAGTTCGCCGAAAAGGAACCGAAAGCCCGGAAATTGATTTTACGGCGTTTGAGGTTGCCCGGAAAAAGGAGATTATAAAAGCATTTGACCGGATGATTTCCGAGGAAATGCAAGTTGATAACTACATGAAGTTTTAAATATGAAACTATTTATTGTTTGCTTTATAATCGGCGTAATAGGTTATTTTACAAAAGTGGGAGGATATAAAGATGAAAATTGATTGCATAGTAGGAATTGACCCCGGAACAAGTAACGGCGGTATTGTAACATGGCGACCAAACCAAAATATAAAAGCAATGAAAATGCCAAAGGATTTAACAGAATTGCGTAATTATTTGGAGTATCTGAAAAGCATTTGTTCGCCAATCATTTTTCTGGAAAAATTGAGCGTGCGCCCGGATGATGTAACGCTTGGTGCCGATGGCGTAAATATGGGTAAATTGTACCGCATACAAAAAATGCTTGCAAACTTTGAGCAATTGAAAGCCATTATAACCGTCGCCGAAATACCGTTTGTTCTAATAGCCCCTATTTCGTGGCAGCAAAAACTAAGGATAAGAATAAAAAATGAAGATAAAAAAGACAGAAAAAAAAGATATAAAGATATAGCACAATCACTATATCCAGAGATAAAACAAACTATGTATTCATGCGATGCAACTTTGATAATGCACTTTGGACGTTATATGTTAGCTAACAATATGGATTGGATAAAAAGTAATTTACCGAATTATTTACATAATAGATTATGAGATTAGAATTTGAAGAATATAAAGAAATATTTCCATCGTATTACATATCAAATTTTGGGAATATAAAGCATGATAATAACTTTCTAAAAAAATGTATCCATTCTAATGGATATGAACAGGTTAATATACGTATCGGTAATAAATATGTTACAAAATTAATACATAGATTAGTTGCTGCGGCTTTCATTCCGAACCCGGACAACAAACCATGTATTGACCATATCGACGGCAATAAGAGGAATAATTATGTTTCAAATTTGCGTTGGGTTACACCAGTAGAAAACGCGAATAATATTATCACAAAAAAGAGAAGTATAGAAAACAGAAAATCACATAATGAAAAAAAAATAGTTGCAATAAGTGGCGAAATTAATGTGTATTTTAATTCAATAATAGAGGCATCTATTATATTGGGGGTCGATAGAACTAGTATTTCAAAATGCCTAAAAGGTCAAAGGGGGAAAGCTGGTGGATATGTTTTTAAATATCAGGAAATGGTTACATATACTGATTTTATAAATGCTATAAAACAGATGAGGCATAGCCAAAGACGTTACAAACGGAACCCAACCCCGGAGAAATTGGCAACGTTAGAAAGTTGGGAACGCAAAGTTGATGCAATTGTTGCTAAAATAACAGATAAACAAATGAGGCTGTTTTGATTTATGCCCGGAATGTATAACGTTCCGGGTTTATTGTTTTTTTTTGAAAATAAAAAGAAAAAATTTTGGTAGTTAAAATGTTATGCGTATATTTGCAGTGTCAAACAACGAAAGACCCCACAGTCTAACCAAAATGCAAAAAGACTGTTGAAAGATTAAGTTCGTAAGAGTAGAAAGTAAGCAACGGTATCTACAAAGGGTTAAATGATGGTTCGGTAACCGATTAAATGAAGCTATAAAGCCAAAATCTTTCAAAGTATGACAAACACCGACCGGGCGGGTTCCCGGAAAGTAAACATTTTATTATGAAAACAACGATTTACGATTTTGATTTTGAGATTGCCGGACACGGATATTACAAAGTAACTTACACGTCCCCGGCAACGGGTAAAAGATGGACGACAACAACAAACAATATGCCTTTGATTGATGCGACCAAGAACGCAGAAGAACCGAAACGTAAGGATTTGGAAGAACTTAAAAGGATTTGTAAAGATGGGAAAGTTTGTTGATGAAGTAGGAGCAATCCGGCACGCAATGAGCGACAAAGAGTTGAACGAATTATACAAGCGTTTGGAAAATTTCATTGCTGATTGCACGGTTGAGGAAGCGAAAGAAAGCCGGGACGCATTTGTTAAGGTGCAAACAATGATATACCAAAGAATAAGAGAAAACAAAAAATAATATTAACCCGCCGGGGGAAACCCCGGCACAAACCGAGAGCATTATGATAGTAAAGAAATTAGAATTGGTAAATTTCCAAGTAATTAAAGAGTTTAACGCAGATTTTGACGGTAACGTTTATTTCATTACCGGGGATAATGAGTTGGGAAAATCAACCGTATTAAAAGCAATTGGGGCTTTGTTGACCGGGAACCGTGACGCCGTATTGAAGAATGGAGAAAGCAAAGGTTTTGCAAAAATGATTGTCGGTGACGACGGCGAGGAATACGAGGTTGAATTGAAATTCACAAAAGCAAACCCACGTGGCACGTTATCAATTAAATCAAAGACAACCGGAATGAAAAGCGATAACGTTTCTATGTTGCAAAAGATTTTCGGTTATACTGATTTTGACGCCGTGGAATTTTCCCGTTGGTCGGAAACCGCCGAGGGACGCAGAAAGCAAATTGAGGTTGTAAAGTCTTTGTTGCCGGAAGAAGTAAGAACAAGGATTGCCGAAATTGATACAACCGTTGCCGGGCTTAAAACAGAACGTACCGGAGTAAACCGAGATTTGAAAACCTACAAATCAATATCAGATGCAGCCGGGCAGGGATTGACAACGCAGGATTTGAAAACGTATGCCAAACCAAAGGACATTACGGAACTGATGAAAGAACAGCAGGAAAACGCAAAGTTGGTTGAGAAAGCAAAGGGCGTGCGTTTACGTATGGAAGAAAGAAAGGGGAGATTGGCAGAGATTCCGGGACGTTTGGCAGCCGCCAAAGATTCATACAACAAAGCAATTGAGGCGGCAAAGAAAGCAATGGAAGAAGCCGAAAAGACGTATAAACAAACCGTTTCGGTCGTTGAAGAAGAAAAGAAAGATTATGAGGAAAAAATAGCAAGTGCCGAAAAATGGTTAACAGATTATGAGGCTTTGAACCCGAATAATTTCGATACAGAAAAACAATTGAAAGAAGCCGAGGAACACAACAAAAAGGCTGCAAAGGTTGCCGATTATCTTTCAAAGAAAAAACAAGCAGACGACAAAAAAGCAGAAGCGGAAAAGATGGATTCAGAAATTGCGGAATTATCCGCCGAGCGTGAAAAACTTATTTCGTCGGCGAAATTGCCGATTTCCGGGCTTTCGTTTAGTGATGATGGGTTAGTATTAAATGACGTCCCATTTGTCGCCGGAAAGGTTTCAGATTCGCAGATAATGGAGGTTGCCGCAAAACTGATTATAGCAAGTAACCCAACGGTTAAGGTATTCAGAATTGCGAGGGGCGAAAGTTTGGGACAAAAGAGATTGCAGGCAATTTTGGATTTGGCAAAAAAAGAGGGATTCCAAGGTTTTATTGAAAGTGTTGTAAGGGGACAGCAGGATTTAATTATTGAGGAATACACAGAAAACGAGTAATTAACCGGGGCGTCGGTTTCCCGGCGTCCCTTAAACAAAACAATATGGAAGTTAAAGAAATGACAATTTCGGACGTTTTGAAAACACCCGAATTTTATAATAATCTGAAGGTGGTTATTTCCGATTTGGAAAACATCCGGAGAAATGCAAGAATAAGCGCAAACGCCCCATTAAAACGACACCCGATAGACCGATTTCAGGAAAAAGGAGTATTTGAACCGGGACAAATGACAGTTCTTTATGCGTCGGCGATGGATAAAAAATTGCAGGGATATTCAAGCAGCGAAAGAAAGTTTATATTGGAAGTTGGCGGCGAAGCGTTTAATATTACAATGAAACAATTTGTTGACCAAGAAAAGAAAGACAATGAGGAAAAGAGAGATAACAGCAACGGGAATTATTAATAATAACGGCGGTTTACAAATATACATGGGGGAATTAAATCAATTCTTTGCAATGCACAAAGGTAGCCGCATAATCGCCCGTTTTATTGTAGCGTCGCCCGGTTCGTCAGAGGCTTTGAAAGGTTATTATTTCAATTACGTTGTACCAACATTCAGAACCGGAATATGGGAGGCGGGCGAACGTCTGACAGAGGAACAAACCGAACGCCGATTGCGTGAGTTGTCCCCGGTTATGTATGAGCAGACCCCGGATATTAACACCGGGAAATATGAAACCCGGTTGCGGACAATTGCAGAGTTGAGCAATACGGAATTGATAGAACATATTGAGCATTTGAAACAGATTGCCGCAGAGGAATACAACACGTTTATAGACGACCCAAGAAGCATTTAATATGAGGCATTATTCAGAATTAAGCCCGTTGGAAAAGAAAGCGAGAGAGGCAAGCGGGCGGATTAAATGTACGGATTGCCCAATATATAAATTATGCAAGACAAGCGAAATGTTTATTGATGCGTGCGATTTTATTTATTTGTCCGCATTTAAAACCGGGTATAATACCCGTAAAAAAGAAACAAGAAGATTAAAAAAGAGAAAATAATATGTTTTGCAAGTGTAACCAACCCCGTAAATGTTACCCGTTGAAAGATTGGCGGGTTATCCGGTACCAATATACGCCGCACGGATATAGCCGGGTTAAATGTTTGAAATGCGGTTGCGTGTGGATTACACGGGCAAATTATGTTGAACAAACGCCCAATAAAGACGGGCAAAAAAGATTTTTTTAGTATGGAATTAAACGATAAATCCCCGATGCCGCAAGGCAAATTTAAAGGGTAACCGATGGAAAACGTACCGTATTGGCATTTGCTTTGGTTGGATGGAAAACCGTTTTGTAACCGGGACGTCCAAAAGTATATAGACGAAAACCGGGACGTTTTGGAGTTGGAGAAAAAGCGGGATAAATACTGCAATGAGAGCGAAAACAGTAATTAATGATTTAATATTTAAGGTTATGCAAAAATTTGATTTGAAAGATGTTTTGACGTTCGATTGTGAAACAACCGGGTTGCCCCCAAAGGGCGCAAAATGGGACGTTGATTTTGCGGAATTTCCAAATATTGTGCAATTGGCATGGGCGGTAAACGAAAAGGAACGTTCCTACATTATTAAGCCGGAGGGATGGGAAATACCGGAAGCGTCAACAGAAGTTCACGGAATTACAGCAGAGAGAGCAAACGCCGAGGGCGTCCCATTTGCTGACATTATAGACGAATTTTTGGAGGATTGCGAAAAAGCCCGTTTGTTGGTAGGACACAACATTTACTTTGATACGTCAATTGTAAAAGCAATGATATTGCGCATTATGGGTCGTGAATATTACGACGCAAAAGCGGAGGACGCATTGTTTAAGGGCAAACGAATTGATACGATGATGAAAACAATTAAATTTGTTGGCGCATTGTATGCAGACGGACGTCTGGGCAAATATCCGAAATTGGAGGAACTTTACAACAAGTGTTTCCCCGGCGAAACATTCCCGGCGCATGATGCGTTGGAGGACGTGAAAGCCTGCAAACGTTGTATTCCGGTTTTGGTGGAAAATGGTATTATAGAACTGAAACCAAAAGAATATCCGGCGGAACAATTGAAGTTTAACCCGGAACCGGAACCCGCAAAGACCAAAAAGGTAAAAAGGGAAGTTTTAGTTCACGACCCGAAACCGATATTTGCACCGGATGCAGAGCCGGAAAACAAGGTTGCAAAATTGTTAAATGAAACAGACTTTTAAATTATGAACGAAAAAAAAATGTGCATTGATTGCGTGGATTATCCGGTCTGTTGTTTGTCCGGTCGTTGTGCTGATGATGAACCGTGCGAGTATTTCCAAGAAGAAACCGACCCGGAGGAACCGGGAAACAATAAAGATTAAAAATTATGAGCGAAAAAAAACAAAATGTTATGCCGATTCCTACAAAGGAAAAGTTTTCATTATCGAAAGTAAAGTTATTGAAAGATGGCGGGTTAGACGTACATTATGAAGTAACGGAAGCTGTCGGAAATGAGAGTTACACGAACAAATACCATGTATTGAGTGCAAAAGACATACACCCGGATTTGCGTCATTTGTTTAATGATTTGCGCCCGATTATGGGACGTGTATTCAACATAACGTCATTTAAAACCATGATGGCAACGCCGGAGTTTAAAGCAACAAAGAAACAAACAGATATTGCAGCCGAATTTGCGGAAGAATGTTTGGACAATATAGAGGTTAGGGGCGTTTCTTTGTCCGGGCAAGATGATAACGTAGGCGTCATTTTAACCGGATTGTTTACCATATCAAACAATCAGAAAACAGCAATCAATACCCCACGAATGAAATATAACATTGAAACGTTCGGTTTTGAGGAAGAGTTGGAAAACATTGTTTGCGATATTGAAAACGAGGTTTACGAATTTCTGTTTGAGGGCAAAAAGGCGCAAATGGATTTGTTCGGGGCTGATGGGGAACCCAACCCGTTAGTTTATGTAAATGATGCAGACAACGAAAATGAAAATGATATGTTCCCGGAAATGGCAAACCCGGCGGACGATACAGACAATATGTAATGGAGCCAATATTGTTGACCGAGCGTTGCGAATATGAATATTGCGTTGCACGTGGTTACGAACCGTTATTGGATATTCGTAATTTTCGGTTAGATATACGGTTGCGTGTTGAGTTACAACGGGAAGTGTTCGGGAATTGCGTTTTAGGACGTGGCGACATTCCCGTTGCCAACCAACGGTTTTTCCGGTGGGTTTGGGAGCATAAGCCGCACAGATGCGAAGAATGTTTAAAGCCGTTACGGAATTATTCCGCCGTTTATTGTTCGCATATCCTAACGAGGGGTTCGCACCCGGAAATGGCGCACGACCCCCGCAATATCAATATCCTTTGTTTTGAAATGCACAACCGTTGGGAAAATGGCGACCGTAAAAATATGCGCATTTATCCCGGAAACGTTAAGGTTATAGAACTATTAAAGAAAGAGTATCAAATTTTGAAATTATGAGCAAAGTTAGAATTACAAATAAACTGATTATAAATTCAGTAGTAGGTGTTATATATCAAATGCACCCTTATCATAACCCGGAAGGTATAAATAAAATAGTTCAAAAAATTAATAAGTGGTGCGATGAAACGCCCGATTGTAACGGGAGTATAAAAGATACATTCAAAATATTTGAATGGAACACGTGGGAAGATTTTAAAAAATGGCTTAATGATTTTTTGAATGATATTTTGGAATTTAGACAGCTAAATATATCACGCAAATTGAAAGACAAGGGAATTAAAGACATTGATGATGAAAGAAACAGCGGAATAAGGTTTGTTGATAGATATACGGTAGAAACACAAGATGAAAGATATACAGATTTTATTGATTTAGATGCTTGTGTAAGAAATATAGTAAGGCAAATAGACGTAATTCAACAAATGAATGAAGATTGTTTTCTTTGCAAGTATGCGAAAGAATACGGTTCCATAGAACCGTCAGAATGTGAACAATGTAAAAATTGTCTTTGTAACAAAAAAATAAGATATAATAGGGAAACGCACCCTATGGCTTTAAAACCTAAAAAAGATTGGACAGAAGAAGAAAAAGAAAAATATAAATTATGAGAACGAAACAAAGAACACCCGATTACGGGGCAATTTCCCGCCGTTCAATCCAAAATGATTTTAAAAGGGTACAAAGGTACCCGGAAAGGGAGAAACGCCCGCAAATCGAAAATCCGCCCGAAATAAATGCAGAAAGACGGGTTTTGTTTGTTGGCGAAAATTCAGGTTATTACAAATTGCGTTCTTTCATTGTTGGTAAATTGGTTCGATTAGTTCAAAAATCAAGCGTCGGCGGTTGGGTTTGTGAGTTCGTACACGACGACGACCGAAAAGCGATAAATAATGCCGCCGGATGGTCGGATATGAAAAAAGAATATTTGTTGGATGGCGTAAAATTTAAGTAGATGAAAATCAAAAAACAAACCGGATATAAAATTGTATTTTATACGTTCGTGGCGTTAACGGTTGCGTCATACATTTGGACGTTATGGAGTATTGGAAGTTGGATTTTTTAAAGCTATATTTCTATGAGTGTAAACAAAGTTATTTTAATGGGTAACGTCGGAAAAGACCCGGAGTATAAAGATTTCGACAACGACGGTTCGGTTGCGAAATTCACGTTGGCGACAACTGACAGAGCATTTAAAACGGCAAATGGTACAGAAGTACCGGAGCGCACCGAATGGCACAATATTGTTTTGCAAAATGGATTGGCAAAGATAGCAAAAGAGTATGTAAAAAAGGGCAATAAACTTTATATTGAGGGGAAAATAAGAACCCGCAGTTATGAGGACAACAACGGCGTAAAAAGATACGTTACGGAAGTTTACGGGTATAATATGGAGATGTTGTCGCCAAATAAAGACGGACAAACAACGCAGCAGGGAGGTGCACCAACACCGCCGCCGCCAATTCCCGACCAAGACGAAGATGATTTGCCATTTTGAGAATGAGGAACGAAATTAAAATTCAAATCCCGGAGGGTTCCCGGCTGATTGGGACACGGACAAAGGGGCGAACGGTTATTGTTTCTTTTGAATACAATAAGGAGGACGCAGCCGTTCCGGAGCCGGAACCGATACGACCAATTGGTTTTGCCCATTACAAGGAACCCGCCGGGAAAGATAAAAAATAAAGTTATGCAGTTTAATAGCAAAGAATATGACCCCGAAAAACACGACCGTTGGCGTGCGTTGACCGTCAAACAGCCATACGCAAATGATTTGGTAACGGCGGCATACAAAGACGAAAACGGCGTTGTTTACGGGCGAAAATCAATTGAAGTTAGAAGCAAAAAAACGTCATACCGTGGCGACGTTCTTATTTGTTCGTCGGCAAAACCGGTTTATCCCGGAATGGAAAGCGGCGTTACTTTGGGATTGGTTGAGTTGTACGACGTGAAGCCGATAAAAGAGTTTACGCCGGAGGATTGGGAAAACACCCGGATTCCAAAGGAAAAGAGGGCAAAAATAACAAAGGGTTTCGGTTGGCTGATGCGCAACCCAAGACGTGTTGTTGAAATGCCAATTAAGGGGCAATTGGGTATCTATAATCTCGTATATACCAAGGGCGAAATAATACAATACCCCCGGAAAATGGTAATTGACAAAAAGAGTTGGGAACAGATAAAAAAACAGAACAGATATGAGTGAATTATATATACCGCCTGAGCGGCCTGAGAGGAATCTTGTTAATGGCCAGTTTTTAAAAGGTTGTACTCCACATAATAAAGGGAAGAGAATGACCTATCATTCAAAGTGGACGAAGCGTAGAAGTTTACAAGGTTTGGTAAAAGGTCGTGGAGCGCATCATAAAACTGGTGCAGGTATGAATAAGAAATCTGTTGTCGTTATTAAAGACAGGAAGTTGATAGGTGTATATGCTTCTGTCAATGAGGCTGGTGCAAAATTATGTATTACTCCATCTCACATAAGTGATGTTTGTTTAAAAAAGAAAGGTCATAAAACGGTGAGAGGCTATAGAGTGTATTTTGAGAACGATAATGCATGGTTAACAGAAATTGATTATTAATATGACAAAAGAAGAAACATTTAAAATATTTCATATAGAAGATTTAAGAGATCTTCCTGATGCAGTAATGCGTATTCTTGACGGTTCTGTAGAATTACGCAATAAAATCTATAACGAATTGATCCGTATGAATGATTACGATATGTCTCATGATTGGTTTCAGGCTTTGTATGAGAATGAATTGTCAGAGCGGAAGCAGAAGAAACAGGATTTCACACCAAACTCCCTTGGAATCCTTTGTTCTAAATTAACCAGCCAGGCTGGTTCGATACATGAGCCTACAGCCGGAAATGGTTCTATGATAATCGCTGATTGGTGGCAGCGGTGCCACAACAAGATTCCTTGGGAGCACTTTCCATCGCAGAATATGGTGACATGTTGGGAGTTGTCTGCACGATCAATACCTATTTTGCTCCTTAATTTATCAATTCGCGGGATTATGGGGTACGTTTATCATGGCGACGTTTTGGGAAAATCCATAAAAATGAAGTATATTCTTCTAAACCGTAAAGATGATACTTTAGGGTTTAGTGATATTATAAAGGATCCTGAACATAAACTTATCATAAAAAGCAATATACAATGACGATTCAAGAGATATACAATAAATGGCTTCCTGTTAAGCGCAAGTTAGTAAAGGAAAGTACATGCTCCACTTATGTCTATCAGTTCACACAAAAAATACTTCCGATATATGGAGATAAAGACCCGGAATATGTTACTAATGACGAAATGCAGAGATTTATGCTGTCTTTGATTGAAGAAGGGTTATCTGTGAAAACAGCTAAAGACATATTCATCTCTTTTAAGATGCTATTGTATTATGCAATGGAACGATTTGGTGTAAGATATATTAAATATCGTGTTCAGTTTCCTACTGCCAATATGGAAGCAACTAAAGATCTTGAAGTATATACAGAATTTGAACAAAAAAAAATAATCTCGTACATAGTGGATTATCCGAAACCTAAGCGCTTGGGCGTTCTAATAGGCTTGTGTACAGGTATGAGAATTGGTGAAATTTGCGGACTGAGGTGGGAGAATATAGATGTTGATAACAAATGCATCCATGTAACTCATACTATTGAACGAATTATGGATATTGACACCCGAAAAACCAAGGTTATAGAATCTACTCCCAAGACTATAGAAAGTCGCCGTGATATTCCGATAGGCCGTGATTTACTCGGTATCTTGAAAAAATTCAAGGTTTGCTATAATGATAGTTTTTATGTCACTACTGGAGATGAGAAGTTTTGTGAGCCAAGGGTTTACCGAAACTATTACAGGCATCTCGTTTTGAATGAAGTTGGATTGGACAGGTGTATTAAGTTCCACGGTCTAAGGCATTCATTCGCCACACGCATGATTGCATCTAAAGCCGATATGAAGACAACGAGTCGTATCTTAGGACATTCAGATGTATCTACGACTATGAATCTATATGTTCATCCATCAATGGATGATAAACTGGATGCGATAAACAAGTCCATGAAAAACTTATTCAAATAACTCAAAACCAAAAGAAAATATTAACTTTGTAATGTAAAATACTAAAAACGTGAGCGATGAAAGAGATAACAAAAATATTGCCATTAAATGAGGCGGCAAAGTTTCAAAAATCCGCAGGCAAATATGATTGCACAATTACGGAATTGGCGGTAATGGGAGCAGGGAAAGCAAGAATTTCAATTTCCGGAACAGAGGAAAATTTGGATTTGTTGGTTAGTTCGATAGAAAATGAGAATAAAGAAACCACATCCGTTTGAACCCGGGCGTGAATATAACCCCGGCGAACGTGCAGTTTACCGGGGTATGGTAATAATTGCGGAAAGATGGGTTAAACCGTCTGATAAACTGATTGAAAAGGTTGGCAAATTTGTATGTTTGAGTAGATGCGCATGTTGCGTTATCCATAAAGACGATTGTCCGGCGGTTGGGCTTAAATGTTACAGAACAAGCCGGAGCGATAACAAAGTAATATATTTCAGAAAATTGTATAACATAACAGAAAAAAAGCGATGAAAAAGATATTTCAATTAATAGTATCAATCCCGCACGATAAATTATTGCATATTATAGCGGGAATGATTGTTGTAATGTTGGTTTTGCGTTTGGTTTCATTTATCGGGATTCCGGGAATGATTGCACGTATTATCGCATTGATAGCAGTAATTTTAACCGGGGTATTGCGTGAGGTTTACAACAAAAAACACGGAGGCGTATTTGATAAAAAAGATTTGTACGCCACAATTTCCGGAGGACTGATTGTTTTATTATTAACCGTTTATTAATTGGATATGGAAAAAAGAAGTTTTATTCCGTTTGATGCGGAAACGTTTTTGATGATTGAAGATGTAACGGGAACAGAACCGGAAGTTACAGAGAAAGAAAATTACTTTGAACTTAAAATGTACGCCCCGGACAAAGAGGAAAGAATAATTGAAGCCGCAATATATGCAGTTCAAGGCAGATACGGGAAAAGAATAAAAGACGTAAGGACGATTAAAGAACAAAACCTTTTGCGTGGTGCAATATTCTTTGTTGAATACGAAAAAGGGGCGGGAAATTTGCCAAATGAGTTGCGCACAAATTTAGGTATGCCGGACGAAACCGCCGGGGATATTTATTGCCGCCGATTGCTAGAAATTCGTGCATTACCCGTAAAGCGTGATAATTTGGAAAAATTGCTGATGTTTACCGGAGGCGGAACAATGCAGATTCCGAGAACGCCCGGCGGTTTGGCGGTTTATTCATTCCCGACCGAAAACGGCGTAATGTTGGACGTACCGGAGGGAAATTTTATTGTATTGACACCGGACGGAAAATTTGGCAAAATGGATATGCAAACGTTTATGGCTAATTTTGAAGAAAAAGACGCCAATACCGCCGGATTGACCTTTGACGAAAAGAGATTGTTTGAAAAGATGAATAAACTTTTCGGCAAGAATATAGAAAAAAGATTGGGAAAATTAGCCGAGGAATACAACGAATTGTTTGAAGCGTTTGAAAGATATTTAAGCAGGGAAAAAACGCAAAGAGAAATAAACGAAATTAATCCCGGAACGCATGATATTATCGACGAATTGGCGGACGTAAACGTTGTTTTATTCCATATTGCGGCATTATTAGGGTATAGCCAAAAGGAATTGCAGGAAATGGCATATACTAAAATTGCAGGACGTGAGAAAAACCCGGAATTTATGCGCAAACACCCACACAACAAACCGGAAAGCCCGGTTTGCGGTAATATGCAGCAGGAAACCGGCGAACAATACAAACATTTTGAGAACCGTTTTAACAAAAGACTATGACAAACGAAGAAAAAGAAGAATTAAGAAAAAAAGCGTTGTTTCTTACAAATACGGCGTATCTTTTGGCGGACATGGCACATACATGCGTTTTTTACGCTGATGATAAATTAAACCATTTAGGCAAATGCTTTGAAAAGGGCGAAAAAATGAGATTCAAAAAAGCCGCAAAGTTGACAAAAGAAGCATTTAAAGCCGTCAAGGAAATAACGGAACCATTGTATAATATTACCGACGTTGATAATGCGTGTATTGATAGCGATTATCTTTTGGAAGTTATTCAGTTGGTAATAAACAGAACCGACGAAACCGAGGAAAGCAAAACGGCGATGTTGGAATACATAAAGAAGTTACCACAAATTGAACATATAGAAGTTTAAGCGTATGAAAAAAGATTTTAAACAAGAACTAACCGAACTTATTAATAAGCACGGTTTAGAAAAGGAAATGAGAGATACCCCGGATTTTATTTTGGCACAAGTTTGTATTGATGCAATGGCGGTATTTTCGGAAGCAATCGCCCGCCGTGACGAATGGCACGAATTCAGAAAGGCAGACGAAAAGAGTTCGCAGGATGCAAAACACAATTACCCGGATGATTGCAATATTTGCAAAGACCGTTTTAAATGTGCTGACTTTATGAGAACGCAACCAATTGCAAATCTGACTCAGCGTTTCAAGACGACAACGGACAAAGAGGAAAAAACAGCAATCGCCGGATTGCTAAAACAGATAAACGCCGATGCGTCGGGAAAGCCTCAAAATGATATACCGGAAGAAGTAAAAGAAGTTGCCGGAAAGTTGGCAAAGGCTTTTGGCGCACGTGTTGAGATACACCGTATTGAGATACCGGAAAAGAAACGTAAGTTTAGAAAGAAACCAAGAAAGGAGCAAGGCAATGAAACCCGTTGAATTTCCCGGCGTGAATGTAGTATTTGCAAAAGACCAATCGGAATACATGCCGTTACCTGCAATGAAAATCCCTAATGACCCGCAGGGGCTTATAATTACCAAATGGCAGTTATCCCCGGAAGAATTGGAGAGAGTAAAAGAAACCGGAACAATACATTTGTCAATGCTGACGTTTAACCAACCATTGCAACCCGTATTGTTAACCGTAGATTTACCAACAGAAAAATAAAAAGTCATGGATAAAGAAACATACATAAAAAGGATTGCAGAATTAAACCATATAAGGGAAAAGGCTTTGGAGTATAACGACAAGGAAAAAGCGAAAGCGAATGAAAGTTATATGAAAGAGAATTTCCCGTTCAAAAATGGCGATTGTATCAGAATAGGAAATGAAACCGGAACAATAGTAAATGTACAGCCACAAAGCGACGGTAAATTTTTTATTGAATGGGTAAAAAACAAAAAAGACGGTACACCGTACAAAAGAATTAGTTTAATGAACTCAATCGAAGTTGAGGAAATAGAAAAGGCATAAAAAACGCCCCGGAATTATAACCGGGGCTTTGCCGTTTAGGTACCGGAACGAAAGAAAGCTAAAATTAGCCCCGTAGGGCAACGAAAATACAAAAGACAATAAAAGTATCAAGTAACAAACAAAACCCGCTTAAAACGAAAATTCCCCGAAAACAACAAGCAAAGGGAAAGCGACGTTTGAGAGGAAAGCAAAGTAAATGGCTTTGCTGTTATAAAAAGGTTTGAAAAATGGAAGCGAGTAAAAGACAAAGGGGCGGACGCCCGAAAATGTGCAAACGAACAAAAGACCAAAGGGAGTTTGATTTGGCTTTTTGTTCAAATCTGTTTTTACGTGGTTACACGTATAGGGAGATTTCGGAAAGACTGAATGAGGGAAACGCCCGGCGTGGCGTCGGTTATACCATAACAAAACAAATGGTATATTGGGATATGCAACAATTGCTAATTGAGTGGAAACGTGAGCGTATGGATAATATAGACGATTACGTTACGCAGGAATTGCGAAAGTTGGATAAAATGGAGGTTGAATTGTGGGAGGCGTGGGAACGTTCAAAGACCGGGAAATTGCGAGAGAAAAACAGACAGAACGCAAAGCCCCGTAAAGTGTTGGAGGATGGCGACAACCCGGAATATTACGGGTATGAGGAAACCACAACGGAAACGTCCGCCGGAAACCCCCGGTTTTTGGATTTGCTTTTGAATGTGCAGCAACGCCGGGCAAAGATGTTGGGATTTGATGCGCCAATTAAAGTTGAGATTCCGGGAATAGAAAAAAGCATAAACGGCGATGCACCGCAATACGATGTATCAGCAATCCCGGAGGATTTATTGTTTGCGGTTGCTGATAAACTACAAACAGCAGAATATAAAAAACAATTAGCAGAGAAAGGAGTAATTGACGATGGCACGAACAACAAAGAATAATATCAAGAAAAAAGACGAACCGAAACCCGTACACACGTGCGGCGAATGTGGTTGGGGTAAATTCTATTATGAACATTCAAATTGGGATATAGACGGGAACCCAATTTGTTTAAAATGCCCGTTTGTCGAAAATCGCAGTATAATACGTTCGGAAAAAGCGTGCGACAAATGGAAAATGAAACATTAAATTGGTCGTTTTTTAAGATTTCCGGTTTTTAAGTCAGAAAAAATACGGGGGTAAGACAAAAATATATGGTATATTTTTAAGAATTAAACAAAATGGATAAAGAACAATTACTTAAAATGTACGCCGCACTAAAAAACAATCCCGGGGAATTAGTAAAAGCGGCGTCACGCAATAGGCTGATAAACTTTGCCCGGTATATGCAACCGGATTTAGCATTGGAACCGTTCCATGTTGTATATTATACTTTGCTTGATATGTTTGCGCATGGGAAAATACGGAAAATGATTGTGCAGATGCCGCCTCAACATGGTAAAAGCGAGGGTTCAAGCCGGAAAACACCCGCTTTTATGTTAGGTTTAGACCCGGACAAAAAGATTTGTATCGGGTCGTATGCGGCAACCATTGCGAGAGATTTTAACCGGGACGTACAAAGAATAATTGATACCCCAAGATACCGGGAATTGTTCCCGGAAACGTATTTGAACGGTTCCAACGTCGTAACAATGGCTAATACGTATTTACGAAATTCTGACGTCATAGAAATGGTTGGGCATAAGGGTTCGTTGCGTGTTGTCGGTCGTGGCGGTTCGTTGACGTCAAAAACGGTTGATGTATCTATTTTGGACGACGTTTACAAAGATTATGCCGAGGGCAACAGCCCGATTGTACGTAATGCGGCGTGGAAATGGTACACGACCGTTGTACGTACCCGTTTGCATAATGATTCCCAAGAATTAATTGTGTTTACCCGTTGGCATGATGATGATTTGATTGGGCGTATTGAAAAAAGCGGGGAAACCGTAATTGACATTAAAAGTTGGGATGATGTAAAAGACATTCCGGCGGGCGCATGGGTACGCATTAATTTTGAGGGATTGAAAACCGGGGAGCCAACAGAGATTGACCCACGGGAACCGGGGGCGGCGTTATGGGATAGACGACACAGCCGGGCAAAATTGGAGGGACAAAGAGCGTTAGACCCCGTACAATTTCAATGTTTGTATCAAGGCAACCCCGGAAACGCAGAGGGTAAATTGTACCGGAACCCGTTCCGAACATACGTTGACAAATCCGAATGGGGGACGTATGTACGTAGTGGCAATTACACAGACGTTGCAGACGAGGGCGACGACTTTACATTTTCGGCATGTTATGACGTTTACAAATCCGGTAATGAGGCATGGAACGAACAAAAGAAACGGTTTGAACCGATTTTGTATGCGCTAATTACTGACATGGTATTTACGCAGGAAAATACAGAAGTAACAGCCGTTACCGTCCCGGAAATGATAAACCGTTGTGGAACGCAAAAAGCATGGATTGAAAGTAACAACGGCGGTTCCGGCTTTGAAAAGGTTATAAGGAAAAAGATAAAAGCAGTAACAGAACCATTTTATCAAGGTGCAAACAAGGAAAGCCGTATTATAACAAATTCAGCGATGGTAAATGCACAAATAATAATGCCAATTGGATGGGAACAACGTTTTCCAAAGATACACGAACATTTGACCGGTTTTTTGCGTGATTTTCCTGCAAATGCCCATGACGACCCGGAGGACGGTTTAACCGGAATTTATGAAAAGGAATTGGCGGACGGTAATATTAAGCCATACAACGCCGCATGTAAGGGTATTACACGCCGTAACTAACAATAAATTCCATATATGCAAGAAATTAACCGGAAAATATTATAACTTTGCAAAAAGAAAGGGGCAAAGGGATAGCCCCGGAGATTATAAATTTAGTTTTAACGTTAAAAATTTAAAGAGTATGGCGATTTGTAAATGCCCGGCAGCAGCAGCGTTGCCAAACATTCCAAACTTTACGTGTGCCGAGAGTTTCGGACAGATTCAGAAAGTAGCGTTTCAGAGATTGCACAAAAGCACCGGAGAAAAAAATTCATTTACCAAGGCGGCGGGAATAGGACTTAAAGCGTCATGGACGCCGTTGTTATCGGCAGATGACGACACAAAGATTGTTGTTTCCCCGTACATTCAAGCACCAACAGCAGAAGCGGGCGCACCCCGTACATTTGGAGGCGGAAACGAAACGTTGGGAGGTATTGAGGAAAATATCGGACGTGAGCCAACACCGTTTACCGGGGTAATGCGTAAAATCCCGCAGAAAATTATTAAAGCAATGAAAGAATTGCAGTGTGAAAGTGACGCATTAAATTTAGGTATTTATCTGTTTGATGAAAACGGCGCAATTGGAGCATTGCAAGCCCCGGACATGGCAACAACGTATTATCCTATTCCAATTCGTTCTTTGTTTATCGGGGATAAAACATTGGGAGGATTTGAGGCACCCGATAGCAACGCAATACAATGGGCGTTTTTACCTAATTGGTCGGATGATTTGGCTATTATCGTACCGGAAGATTTTAACCCGCTAACAGACTTAAAAAATGCAGCAGGGTAAACAAACAATAGTGACGTTGGAAAATGAAACATTGAAAACGACACGAGATTTTGAAGTTAGCCACGCCGAAAGACTTTTAAAAATGCCAAATAACGGCGGTTGGCAGTTACCGGAAAATAGTAAATTTGAATTTGACAAAGAAAATGGGCTTAGATATAAGAGAAATAAAAAAGCAGATAACGGAGCCACGGAACAAAGCGGCGATAAGTAGGGCGATTTACCACCAAAACCGCATACGATTTCATGCGGAAAAGGCGTTGACGCCATACATTACGCAACCCGTGACCGATTTTTTGGCTTATGTTTCAAACCTTATACCCGCAGACAAATTCAAAGTGTTCAAAACATTGTTCCGTTACCCCGTAAAGACAAACGAGGTAACGGGCGTTTGTTTTGATAAGTTGAGCCGCATTTTTGACGGTCGTAACCCGGCGTTCAATTATCAGTTTATGAACAGCGAACAAAGGGACGATTGGGAGTATTACAGACAACACGTATTGGAAGAACCCGAAATTTGGAGCACAAAGGGATGGGAATATTTCAAAACCGAAATTAACAGCGTATTAATTGTTGATTTGCCAAAAGAGCAATCCCCCAGCGATAATTACCCGCAACCGTACTTTTATTGGTTGCCAATTGAACACGTTATTTCATACAAGGCAGACAAAACAACGGGCGTTATGCGTTGGATAATATTCCGGCAGGACGACAACCGTATTGCCGTAATTGACGATGAACGATACCGGGTATTTACCGAGGAAAAAGGCAATATTGGCGAATTGCTGATTGATAGCCCGCACGATTTGGGATATTGCCCAGCACGTTTTTTTTGGAACAAACCATTGAGTTTGAGAGAACCGGACGTTAAGGCGTCCCCGTTAACAACCGAGTTGGAAAGTTTAGATTGGTTCCTTTTTTATCATTTATCAAAGAAAAATTTGGATATGTACGGGTCGTACCCGATTTATTCCGGATATGAACAAAGTTGCGATTTTACGAACGGCGAAAACGGCGATTATTGCGACGGCGGGTTTTTGAAAGATAAACAAGGCTATTATAAATTAGACCAAGCGGGTTTATTGATGCGTTGCCCGAAATGCGGAGATAAACGAATTGTCGGGGTTGGTTCATTCATTGAAATTCCGGTACCGGACGGCGACAAACAGCCGGATTTGCGCAACCCGGTTCAGATGTTGACCGTTGACCGTAATAGTTTGGATTATAACGTTAGCGAGGAAGAACGGTTGCGTACAAACTTAATTACGGCGGTTGTTGGTACCAACGAGGAAATAACAACCCGTGAAGCATTAAATGAACAGCAAATTAAAGCCAATTTTGAAAGCCAAAGCACGGTATTAAACCGAGTAAAAAAAGGCTTTGAGGCGGCGCAAAAGTTCGTTGACGAAACCGTTTGCCGTTTGCGTTATGGAACAATGTTTGTTTCGGCAAAAATCAATTATGGCACCGAGTTTTATTTGTCTGATGCAACCCAATTGCGAGAACGTTATAAGATGGCGAAAGAAAGCGGAGCAAGCGAGGGGGAATTGGATGCGCTACAAAATCAGATTATCGAAACGGAGTACAGACACGACCCAATACAAATGCAACGTATGTTAGTGTTGGCAGAATTGGAGCCGTACCGACATTTGACACGTCCGGAAGTATTAGAATTGTACGAAAAACAGCTAATTACCGAGGATGAATTGCGCATTAAATTGAATTTCGCTAATTTTGTGCGTAGGTTTGAACGTGAGAATACAAACGTTTTGGAATTTGGCAGCCAAATACCATTTTCCAAGAAAATTGAAGTAATAACAAAAAAAATTTATGATTATGCGAGTGAAAGCAGAAACAGAGGGTAAAACAAAGGACGTCGGATTGTTGGACGTTACCCCGGAAAATTTCATTGTTCCAAAAGGGGAAGAAAGTTTTTATCATTGTCGTATTGAGGTTGTAAAATTCAACCAAGAAACGGGCGAAAGAATTTCACGACCACGTATGCAGGTTTTCGGAAAAAAGTTCTTTGAAACATTCGGATTGCACAATTTGCGAAAAATGGGTTATAAAGTTGACATTATGCACGACCCGAACGTTTGGGAGGCAGCGAACAAAGAAAAGATTGAAGCCAGCAAACGAGCAAAGGCAGAAGCAGCAGCAAAGGCGGCAGCAGAAGCAAAGGCGGCAGAACGTGAACAAATGAAAGCCGAAATTATTGCAGAACTGACAGCCGCCGGAGTTATCCCAGCAGAACCAAAGAAAGCCGGACGAAAACCAAAAGCCGAAAAAACAGCAGAAGCAGAGGAAGCGGCAGGCGATAGCCCGGAAAACAACGAGAATGTTTAACCATTAAAAATTACGAATATGGCACAGATTGCACAGCAAGACAATTTGGTTATTGAAGTAACCACAACCGCCGCAGCATTGGACGGCGACACAAAGAAAAAGTTGATTGAATGTATTGAGGGCGGAACAATTACCGACGTTATTTTGGTAACAAAAGAGGTTGAAAAGGAAATCAGCCATGCACGTGTTGTTAGTTGGTTGGTTGACACAACCGGGGATTCCCCAAAATACACAATTGATATTATTAACGCAAACAGCGGAGCAGTAGAAGCTATCGCACTTAATTAATTCAAAGGGTAAGAATATTATGTTAACGAGAGAAATTTTAGTTGCAAATGCGGCTTTGTCGGGATTGTCTGACGAACAGATTACAGCGATAACAACATTATCGCAGAATGACGAAAACAGCGTTATTGCCAAGAAAACGGGCGAAATTTACGGGGCTTTGGATGCCGATATTTTGGCGGTTTCCGGTATCGCTAAAAATGGAACCGAAAAAACGTATGATTACGCAAAACGTGTAATGGGGGAAATGAAAACAAAAGCCGATGGCGCAACCGGGCTGCAATCGCAGATTGATTCATTGACCAAGGAAAGAGCCCGTTTAGAAAAGGCAATTGCCGATGGTGCGGCAGATGCGGAAACCGTGAAAGCATTGAAGCAGGCAAAAGCAGATTTGCAGAACGTGACAACGCAGTTTACCGAGTTGACAACCAAGTATGAGGCAGAAAAGGCAAACCACGAAAAAGAATTGTTCGGAGTAAGAATTGACAACGCATTGCAGACAGCCGCCGCCGGGCTTAAATTCAAAGCAGGATTCCCGGAAAGCGTAACAAAGGTTATTTTGACGCAGGCGACCGAAAAAGTAAAAGGCATGAACCCGGAATATATAGACGACGGAAACGGCGGAAAGGTTTTGGCGTTCAAAGATGCAAGCGGCGCAATTATGCGCAATCCAAACAAACAGTTGAACCCATTCACGCCCGCCGAGTTGCTGACAAAAGAATTGGAAACGATGGGAGTATTGGAGCAGCAAAGACAACAGCCAGGAGGCGGCACAAATACGCTCTCAGGCGGTGCCGGAGGCGGCGGAATTACATTGGACGTAAGCGGAGCCAAAACGCAATCAGAGGCGTACGAACTTATTACAAAACAATTGATGGCGCAAGGTAAAACGGTAGGTTCCAAAGAGTTTGACGAAGATATGAGAAAGGTTTGGCAGGAAAATAGTATTAACAAATTGCCGGAGAGATAACCGGGTAATGGGTAAACCCGCATTTAATAACAAATTAAAATAAAAAGACTATGAGTTTAATTGCAACAAGATTACAGAATTGGCGAGTAGAAAACCCGGAGTTAGACCGTAATATGACCCGCCCGTGCGAGTATGGCGCATTGGATTTTTTCATTGAACAGACCAACGCCGGAAATTCCATTTTGTCCCCGAAATTGCGTGAACGTGCGTTTGCCTCAATCGGAAATACGGTACAAGTTCCGGTTATCAATTACGATGGCGACGTTACGGTTAGCAACGTTCGTACGTGTGTTATCCCGGACGATGAAAACACGTCCGCACTTTATACCGTGGTTTGGGCGACATATTCCGTCGGCTTTACAATGGTGCCAACGTTGTATATGAACAACGAAATTTCGTATGACCACGATTTCAACCGCAAAATGGAAAAGGTTTGCAGAGCGTTTGCAAATTCGTTAGACCAAGCAGCCGTTGCAGCGTTGGAGGCAGGAAAAACCAACGTATTGAAAGACAAGTTGAATTACAAATTCGCTGCAAACGTTATTGAGGTTCCAACGCAGATGGCAACCGAAATTATGGGCGATATTAACCCGATTATGCGTGCAAATTGTTATCCGGGTTTGGTTCACGTCGTAGGTAACGCCGGAATTGACAGCCTTATTAAAAAATTGGCACAGCACGGTATTTATAACGACGTAAACAAGCGTATGGAATACGAAAATAAAGTGTTCCATTATACAAACAACGTCGTAAATGAAGCTAGCAAAAACGGCACATTCTTTGCCGTAGAGGATGGTAACGTTGGCGTTTTAACACGTGTTGACCGTGAGGCGTTGAACCGCACCCGTGCGAATTTCCACGAATGGGACGTTGTACGTTTGCCGTACATTGATTTGCCCGTTGGTTCGCACTATTACACAGCAGTTGGCGACCAGTCACAGACAGCAGGCGCAGCGAGTGCCGATATGACGTGCAACGTGAAAGAATATTTTGGATTTAGTGCAGACGTTGCGTTTGTAATTGCTTACAACAGCAACCCAACAACCGTTGCAAATCCGATTATCAAAGCGCAGATTGCAGCACATGCGGAAAATGTACCTTTGGGTATGCCTGTATATGTAACCAACGCCGGGGAATTTCCCGCCGGAGGTGCAGGCGCATAAGCCGGAAAACGGAACAATTATTTAACCGAGGGGACGGGGT